AGAAGCTGGTGAGTTAGAAGCTGGAGAAGAAGTAGAATCAGAAGAAGAAGGCGAAGAAGCTGGATTAGAAGATGAAATGGATATCGAAATCGAAGACGAAGTAGAGCCTATGATGGAAAAAGATGAGTTAGACGAAATGGATGCTGTAAGCAAAAAACTAAAAGATGGCGCTTCATTAGATTCAGCCCCAAGAAAAGTAGGACAATCTACGGTTCAAGAGGATGAAGTAAAAGATGCATTATCAGAAGTTGAGGAACTTAAAAAGGAACTTAACGAAGTTAATTTACTTAATGCTAAATTACTTTATACTAACAAAATCTTTAAAGCTAAGAACTTATCAGAAGATAAGAAAATAAAAGTGTTGAAAGCTTTCGATAAAGCGTCAACCGTAAAAGAAGCTAAAGTTATTTTTGAAACATTAAACGAAGGTATTTCATCTCAGATGACAAGACCAGCAGTTAATGAAGTAAAAGGTAGTGCTTCAAAAGCAACAGGATTAACTCCTAATGCAAAACAACCAATCGTTGAAAACGATGCATTCATGAGAATGCAAAAATTGGCTGGAATTATTAAATAAAAATAACAACTTAAAACTTAAAAAAAATGAGCTTAAATTCATTATTAGAAAGCGCAAACCCTTACCACTCAGTACAGAGTGACGCGGCTAGATTATCTAGCAAATGGGAAAAAACAGGATTATTAGAAGGAATTAAAGGTACCCACAAAACAAACATGGGTATTATTCTTGAAAACCAAGCTAAGCAATTAGTAGTTGAGTCTTCTCAATCAGGTGGAGGAGTAGGAAACGGTGGTACTTTTACTGCTGGTGTTGGTGAACAATGGGCTGGTGTAGCTTTACCATTAGTACGTAAAGTATTTGGTCAAATTGCTGCTCAGGAATTTGTATCAGTACAACCTATGAACTTACCTTCAGGTCTAGTATTTTATCTAGATTTCCAATACGGAACTACAAAAGATGATTTCGCAAAAGGTGAGTCATTATATGGTGATGTTTCAGGATTTGCTTCTAACTCAACAGTTGGTGGTGCTTATGGTGCTGGTAGATTTGGATATTCAATCAATACAACTTCTTCTGCAACAATCGCTGCTGTTCAAGCAACAGGTTCTTGGTCAGATGTAAACTTTGATTCAGATTTATCTGCTTCAGCTACTGCTGGAACTTTACGTAAAATTACTTTGGCTGGACCAACTAATTTTGACGCAACAGCTGTTAGATCATTTGTACTTAAAGGTGCTGCATTAGTTGCCGCTGATAACAAACCAGCTTATACATCTACAGATGGAACTAACATTTCATTTATTATTGCTGAAGCATTTGCTTCTTCTTTAACTGCTGCTGGAAATTATACAGTAGATTATTCTTTCCAACCGAAAGATAATAATAGAGGTGATTTTGAAGCTGGAAACGGTTCATTAAACGCAGGTAACGCAGATCCAGGAATTTCAATTCCAGAAATCAATGTACAGATGAAATCATCTGCAATCGTTGCTAAAACAAGAAAATTGAAAGCAGTATGGACGCCAGAATTCGCACAGGATTTAAATGCATACCATGCATTAGATGCTGAAGCTGAATTAACTTCTATCTTATCTGAATACATTTCATTAGAAATAGATTTAGAGATTTTAGATATGTTAATTGAAGGTGCTTCTGGAGGTAGTGAAGTATGGTCTGCAGTAAACAACAGATCAATTGTTGATAATGGTGCTAATGGTACTGTTTCAGACTTAAACTTCTACAACAGCCAAGGACAATGGTTCCAAACATTAGGAACTAAAATCCAGAAATTATCTAACAAGATTCACCAGAAAACTCTTAGAGGTGGTGCTAACTTTATGGTACTTTCTCCTGCAGTTTCTACAATTATCGAATCTATTCCAGGATTTGCAGCAGACGTAGATGGTCAAGTAGACAAAGCTAACTATGCATTTGGTGTACAAAAAGTAGGTGCATTAGGTGGTGGTAAGATCAAGGTTTACAAAAACCCATACATGGTTGAAAACCAAATTTTATTAGGATTTAGAGGAACACAATTCTTAGAATCAGGTGCAGTATTTGCTCCGTACATTCCATTAATTATGACTCCATTAGTATACGATCCAGAAACTTTCACACCAAGAAAGGGTCTATTAACTCGTTATGCTAAGAAAATGGTACGTCCAGAATTCTATGGTAAGATTAAAGTAGAAGGATTAAACTCTCTATAATAGGGAATTGATTTTTTCTTAAATAAATTAACCCGGCTTAGGCCGGGTTTTTTTATCCTTTTCATATGTATAATAAAAATAATATGTTGTAGTTAAATGTATGTTATATTATTAAAATTTATGTTTTTTAATGTATCTACAACATTACTACCCATCTTACATTTAATCTATCACTAAAACCAATATATGGCATCAAAACACCATACTGACGAAGTTTTCACACAAAAACGTAGACCAAATAAAAACCCTATTAAGTTCCAAGTACAATTAAATGAAGAACAAAAAGAAGCTAAAGCTCTAGTTGTAAATAACCCAATAACCGTTATACGTGGTTTAGCAGGTTCGGGTAAAACATTAGTAGCAACACAGGCAGCATTAGATTTTTTCTTTACAAAACAAGTAGAAAAAATAGTAATTACAAGACCTACAGTTTCTAAGGAAGACATAGGTTTCCTACCTGGAGATTTAAAAGAAAAAATGGATCCCTGGTTAGCTCCAATCTATCACAACTTATATATGTTATACAACAAAGAAAAAGTTGATAAACATTTAGAAAATGAAGATATAGAAATTGTTCCCTTTGCTTTTATGAGAGGTAGAACTTTTACTAATTCCTTTATTATTGTAGATGAGGCCCAAAACGTAACACACTCTCAAATGGAAACCGTAATAGGTAGACTTGGAAAAGGTTCTATTATGGTAATTTGTGGAGATATGGGTCAAATAGACCTTAAAGATAGAAGAGAAAGTGGTTTTTCATTTTTAAGTAGACTTGAAGAACAAGTAGAAGGTTTTAAAACTATTACATTAGAAAAAAATCATAGACATAGCATAGTATCCCCAATACTCGGAGTATATCAGAAATTTAGGGATTAACTATTTTTTATCATATTTATAACAAAAATATAGTATGGCAAACATTCCCATATACAATGGTAGTCCAAGTTGGGCCACAGGTTTAACACCTTTTGGTTTTTACGATAATGATCCTGATTTTCCAACTGATGCCGTTAAGGTAGCAAAATTTTGTGCTCAACGTTTAGGGTACCCCCTAACGGACGTAGAACTCCAGGATATGAGTTTCTTTACAGCATTTGAAGAAGCAGTAACTGTATACGGTAATGAATTATATTCTTACCAAATTAGAGATAATCAACTTACATTAGAAGGATTGTCAACTGGTAGCAACTTAAACACTAGTATTATTACCCCTAGTTTTGAACCTATTGTTAGGTTAACTGAAATGTATGGGGCTGAAGCCGGTACTGGTGGTAATGTAACTTACTATACAGGTTCTTTTCCTTTAACCGCAAGTAAACAAACTTACGATTTAAAAGAATGGGCTGTAAACCAAGGCATAACTGGTAGTATTGAAGTTAAAAAAGTATTTTATGAAAGCTCTCCAGCAATAAACAAGATATATGATCCTTACCTAGGAAATGGTCTTAATTTAATGAATAGCTTTGGTTTTGGAGGAATGAGTCCTGGTATAGGTGCATTTATGATGATGCCTACCAACTTAACTATAGCATCGATACAAGCTATAGAAATAAGTGAACAAGTTAGAAGATCAAATTATAGCTTTGAATTAAAAAATAACAATTTAACAATATTTCCTGTCCCAATAACTGGGAGTGGTAATTTTAGGTTTGAATATATTAATAGGAAAGAAAGAATATCAGGTAGTGCTACAAACACACCTAGTCAAGTAACTAATGTTTCAAATTCCCCCTATTCAAACCCATCATATGCAGGTATAAACTCAGTTGGTAGGCAATGGATCTTTGAATATTCATTAGCAATATCTAAAGAAATGTTAGGATACGTTAGAGGTAAATATAGCAATATACCTATCCCGGATGCCAGTGTAACACTAAATCAATCAGATTTAATAGCAGCAGCAACATCAGAAAAAGCATCTTTAATAGAAAGATTAAGAGCTTACTTTGACGAAACCTCTAGAAAATCACTACTTGAAAGGAGATCTCAAGAAGCAGAATTTAAACAAACGGAATTAAAACAAGTTCCATATACAATTTATATAGGATAATATGGCAATGTTTGGTCGCTCACGTGATGTGAGTTTAATAAGAAAATTAAATAGGGAATTGATGGGTAATATTATTACCCAACAAGCGGCATTCTATAAGTATAAACTAGAAGAAACTGTAATTAATTTGTACGGTGAGGCAGCTGGTGAAACATATTTTGATGGTCCCTTCCTATTCAATTGTTTATTATTGAGACAACCCCAATCCTATGGTGAAAGTAGTATGGGTATAGGATTTGAGCAAAAGATTAGATTTTCATTTTTAAGAGAGGATTTAGTTGACGCTAATATAGTTCCTGAAGTAGGAGATGTAATTTTATACCAAGGAGACTATTTTGGTGTTGATGCTACAATATCTAACCAATATTTTGTAGGTAAAAACCCGGATTACCCTAACAATAATTCCGATGGTACTGCAAATCCATTAAATCCTGGTTTAGAAGATTTCGGAGCTAGTTTATCTATTATATGCGATACCCACTACATACCAGCAGATAAGTTATCTATATCACCTTATAAAGAAAGATTTTAATGGCAAACTTTAAACCTTATCCAAAAAAACAAAAGGAAATAAGTATTTCCCAACAAAAACCATTTGATGTGGTTAGAGGTAATCCAAATATTCCTACTAACCCTAATAAGTCTCAAACAGGTATTGATTTTAATAGATCTACAAAAATGAGTTCTAAGGGTGATACCTCTAAAGAATTTAGTATAGGATTACAAGATTTAGATGAATCTATATTTTATTATTTTAACAACGTTATTAAACCCTTTGTATATCAAAGTGGAGAAAGAAGAACAGTCCCAGTAATATACGGTAGTCCTGAAAGATGGAAATCATTTAGACGAGATGGTTATTATAGGGATAAAGGTGGTGCTGTAATGTTACCTATTATTGTAATCAAAAGAGATACAATTACTAAAGACAGATCAACATATAATAAATTAGATTCTAACATGCCTAATCTATATGGAAGTTTTGAAACTGGTTTTAATTCTAAGAACGAATATTCTAACTTCAATCTTTTAAATAATAGAAAACCTGTAAAACAACTTAGAGCAGTAGTAGTTCCTGATTATGTTACTTTATCATATAGTTGTATAGTACAGACATATTATATGGAACAATTAAATAAAATAATTGAAGCCGTAGAATATGCTTCTGATTCCTATTGGGGTAATCCTGAAAGGTTTAAGTTTAAAACAACGGTTGATACTTTTTCAACAGCAACTGAATTAACCGTGGGGCAAGATAGACTTGTTAAAGGCACATTTAATATAAATTTAAGAGGGTATATTATACCTGATGTCATACAAAAAGATTTAAATTCTATTAAAAAATATAATACTAAAGCTAAAGTAACCATAACATCGGAAACAGTATCTAATATAAGTAATGTTAGTAGCCCATCTAATATTGAAAACCCTAATAAAGATGGTCGAATTAGGTAATTTTGACATCTTTTAAACATATTTATAATTATATAAATTAAAAAAAATAAAAATGAGTAAAATCAAGTTATCAAAAAAGGAGTTACAAGAATTAAATGAATTACAAACTCAAGGAAATAATTTATTATTTTCTTTAGGACAATTAGAAAGTCAAAAAATTTCTATATATAACCAAATTCAAGAAGTCCAAAATAAGCAACAAGATTTAGGAATAAAACTTCAAGAAAACTACGGGGATGGAAATATAGACATAGAAACCGGAGAATTTACCAAATCAGAGTAATTTTTTAGATTTCCCCTAATATTTATAACAAAATAATACTAATTAACATATAAAATGGCAGAAACATTAATATCTCCCGGAGTACTAGCAAGAGAAAATGATCAATCTCAAATAACTCAAGGTCCTATAGAAGTAGGAGCGGCAATTATTGGTCCTTCTATTAAAGGTCCTGTTGAAGTACCAACAATAGTTACTTCATATAGCGAATATTTAGCAGTATTTGGAGGTGCTGTAACTAGTGGTTCACAACAACATTCTTACTTAAATCAAACAGCAGCTAATAATTACTTTAGTCAAGGAGGAAACTCATTGTTAGTAACACGTGTAGTATCTCAGTCAGCAGACTGGAATAGTGCAGTATCAGCAAATCTATTTAATCCAATACCTTCTGGGGAAATTTTGTTATCAAGAACAACTAGTTCTTTTACACCAATTTCAGCCTTTAATATTACCTCATCATTAGGAAATGGTCCTGGTAATATACACAAAGCAGAAGCTTTTGATGGAAAAGGTGCTCAATTAACAGCAAGTTTTTCAACTTCTGAAAGTATAAATTCCTTTGAAATAAAGGGAGGAGCAGGATATGTTGCTGGTGATGTTTTAGTATTTACATCACAATCTTTAGGTTCAAATACATTTGCTGGAGGAGTTGGTACCGATTTAAGAATTACCTTATCTGCGGATGATATCGCAAATTCAACACCTTTTACTTTAAGTACTATCTCTAAAGGAGTTATCTTAAATAGCACAGGATCAGAATTATCTGGTGGTGCTTTAAAAGAAGGAACAGCCGATAACATACGTTGGGAAATAACAAACGCAAACACATCATCAGGGGTATTTAGTTTAGCTATACGTCGTGGAGATGATAAAAATAACTCAAAGTCAATTTTAGAAACATTCGCTAATGTATCTTTAGACCCATTAGCATCTAATTATATAGAAAATGTAATTGGTAACAGCTATTATAGTTCTATCACTAACGATAGTGGAGATTACTATATACAAGAAAATGGTAACTATACAAATAAAAGTAGATATGTTTATGTATCTGCTGTAAACAGCCCTACACCAAATTATTTCGATAATACTGGAGCTGCAAAAACAGAATTTACTGGAAGTATACCATTTGTAGGTTCAGGTTCATTTAGTTCAGCAACCGGAGATTTATTTGAAGGTGGAGCTGCTAAATTTAACGAAAATATCACTGCAGCAAATATTCAAGGTGTTGGACCATCAGATTATACGGCTGTAATTAATTTATTAAGTAACAAAGATAATTACCAATTTAATGTATTATCTGCACCTGGATTAATTCACCAATTACACCCATCAGCAGTTAATTTATTAATTACAACAGCTGAAAGACGTCAAGATTGTTTAGCGGTTGTAGATTTAAGAGCTTATAATTCACTTATAGGAGGTGTTACTAACCAAGCAAGTGGTTTTGATAGTTCATATGCTGCTACTTATTGGCCATGGTTACAGTTACTCGACGCAGATACAGGCAAAACAGTTTGGGCGCCGCCATCTACATTGATACCTGGAGTTTTCGCTTATACTGACGCATCATCGGATCCATGGTTTGCACCAGCGGGTTTAACTAGAGGTGGATTAGGTCAAGTAATTAAAGCTGAAAGAAAATTAACTTCTGGAAACAGAGATACTTTATATGAAGCAAATGTTAACCCAATTGCTACTTTCCCACAAAGTGGAGTTGTAGTATTTGGTCAGAAAACTTTACAGAAAAAAGCAAGTGCTTTAGATCGTGTAAATGTAAGAAGATTGTTAATTGCTCTTAAGAGTTATATTTCTCAAGTTTCAAACAACTTAGTATTTGATCAAAATACTATAGCAACTAGAAATAACTTTTTAACACAAGTTAATCCGTACTTAGAGTCAGTACAACAAAGACAAGGTTTATATGCTTTTAAAGTAGTAATGGACGATACAAACAATACACCAGATGTAATTGATAGAAATGAGTTAATAGGTCAAATTTACCTACAACCAACTAAAACAGCTGAATTTATTGTTCTAGATTTCAACGTATTACCAACTGGAGCTACTTTTCCGGCATAAAAAACAAAAATTAGAATATTTATAATAAAATAACAAAAAATAATGGCAGTATTAGATCCTAACGAAATATTTTTTACAGCGTTTGAACCAAAACAAGCAAACAGATTCATCATGTATATGGATGGAATACCATCCTACACAGTAAAAGCTGTTGGGGCTGTAACAGTAACTAATGGTACAATACCATTAAACCACATTAACGTACAGCGTTTTGTAAAAGGTAAAACAACATGGGGTACAATTCAATTTACTCTCTTTGACCCAATTACACCATCAGGTGCACAGTCTGTAATGGAATGGGTTAGACTACACCACGAATCAGTAACTGGTCGTGATGGGTATAGTGATTTCTACAAGAAAGATTTAACATTTAATGTGTTAGGTCCTGTAGGAGATGTAGTATCAGAATGGATTATTAAAGGTGCTTTAATTGTAGATGCCAACTTTGGTGAGTACAATTGGGATACTGCTGATACCGCTCAAAATATTACAATGACAGTACAACCTGATTATTGTGTATTAAATTTCTAATACTCCCCTTTACAAATATTTTCAAAAATTGCTTGCCTTCGGGCAAGCTTTTTTGTATATTGATATTTATCAACGAACAAAAGTTATTAACAAATAAAGATTATGGCCGAATTTAAATTCCCAACTGAAGAAGTTGAATTACCCTCTAAAGGATTACTATATCCTGAAGGACACCCACTAAAAAGTGGAAAAATCGAAATTAAATATATGACAGCTAAAGAAGAAGATATTTTATCTAATTCATCATATATTCAGAAAGGTATAGTATTGGATAAATTACTTGAATCCGTTATTGTTACTAAAGTACCTCTTAAAGACCTTCTTATAGGTGATAAAAACGCTATTTTAATCGCTGCTCGTATTTTAGGATATGGAGCTACATACAAAGTAACTATTAATGGAGAAGAAGAGAGAGTAGATTTAACTCAATTAGAAAACAAACCATTTGACGAGTCTTATATAGTAAATGGGCAAAATGAGTTTTCATTCACTTTACCTAATAGTGGAAATTTAATAACTTTTAAAATGTTAGATGGACATGATGAGGCTAAAATAGAAGCTGAATTAAAAGGTTTAGCAAAAATTAATAAAGAACACGTTCCTACTCTAACAACTCGATTAAAATTTACAATAACATCAATAGATGGGGATACTGAGAAAAAAACAATAAGAGAATTTGTTGATGGTTATTTATTAGCCAGAGATTCAAGATCTTTACGTGAACATATCAAAAATCAACAACCTGATGTAGATATGTCTTATACACTAGACAATGGAGAGGAGGTAGAGATCCCTCTGGGTCTTACGTTTTTTTGGCCTGACTTCTGATATAGCACAACAGGTTAGAATGGGTCTGTTTACTCAAATTCATGAGATATTGTTTTTGGGTAAAGGTGGTTACGATTTTGAAACTGTTTATAATATGCCCATTTGGTTAAGAAAGTTTACTTTTTCAAGAATGGAAAATTATTACAATGAAGAATCCAAACCTCAAAACGAACAAGGGAAATCTACACTAATAAATACTGATGGACAGGTAAATACTCCTGAATTCCTCCAGGCATCAAAACCATATAAAGGGAAGAGCAGCTATAAATAGTTGCTCTTTCTAATATTTATAACAAAATATCCATTAGATGTCTAATTCTGAAGAAATCAATAAGAGTACTAAATCCGTTGAAGCCCAAGCAGCAGCAACTAAAGAGCTATCCTATGAACAGGAAGCAAATCTTAGGATTACAAGAGACATCAATAATGAGATTCGTGATGGTTTAAAACTTATAAAAAAAGAAGCAGATCTTAAAAAATCAGTTAGATCAGCATTAGACGGAATAAATAAAGCAGCTGAATTTCAATCAAGTATTGCTGGGAGAACAAATGCCGCCTTACTAGATACAAATAATCTTCTAAAACAAGAACAAGATTTATCTAAAAACCTTCTAAGTTTAGAAAAAAATAAAACTGACTTAATAAATAAAGCAAAACAGCAAAAAAGTGATTTTGCTGCAATGTCTAAATCTGCCAGTGAGGAAGAGAAAAAAGCAGCAAAGGATGCAATTTCTAATACTTTAAAACTAGCAAGAGCAGTAACCGACCAAGTAGTAAATCAAAAAGAAGGAAAAAAGGCTCTTGATTCCCAAGTATCAGTTTCAAAACAACTTTCAAAGTTAGGTTCTGTGAAAATGTTTGATAGTCTAAAAGAAATAGCAGGTGCTGTACCTGGTGTTAAATCCCTTACGGGCGGATTTGATGCAGCCGCAAAGGCCTCTAAAAAGGCAGCTGCTGAAATGGTTACTATAGATGAAAAAACTGGGAAAGTATCTAAACTAAATATATTTCAAAAATCCGCAGCGGGTCTTAAAGGATTAAAGGCTGGTGTTGGAGAACTAATGAAATCTTTTGGTCTCGTAGCTATTATAACTAAGGCTTTAACGGCCATGGTTGAAATGGATAAATCCACAGGTGAAATAGCCAAGGGGATGAACCAGACATATGATAATGCTAAACTAACAGGAGCTGAATTTATGAGAATCAGCAAATCTTCAGGGAACACTTTAGTTAACTATAAAGACATTAAACATGCTCAGATGGATATTAACAAAACATTAGGTACTAATGTTATGATGTCTGATGAGATGCTAGCAACTTCTGCTAAATTAGCAACAGCAGCAGGTATGAGTGCTGAGGAGCAAGCAGGAATTGTTAAATTGTCTGTAGTAAATGGAAAATCTCTTAAGAAAAATACTGGGGAATTCATGGCCCAGGTTAGATTAGGGTCTCTTAAAAATAAGGTAGCACTTAACGAGAAGAAACTAATGTCTGAAATGAGCAAAATAAGTGCTTCTATGTCTTTATCTATGGGTAATAGTGCAGTTACTATGGGTAAAACGGTGGGTATAGTAAAATCTTTAGGGATGGAAATGTCCCAAGTAGACAAAATATCAGAAAGTTTACTTAATTTTGAATCTTCTATAGAAAAAGAAATGCAAGCCGAATTAATGTTAGGTAAAGAACTTAACTTAGAAAAGGCAAGATCTGCTGCATTGCAAAATGACTTTGCAACTGTAGCTGAAGAAATAGCAAAACAAGCAGGAAGCGCCGCTGATTTTTCTAAAATGAATAGGTTAGAGCAACAAGCACTAGCCGAAGCTGTTGGGATGGGTAGAGAAGAACTAGCACAAACCTTATTTACTCAAGAAATGCTGAAGAACGCTACAGGTGCTGAAGCTGAAAAAAGACAAGAATTATTAGATAGTCTAATTGAAGAACATGGGTTAAAAGAAGCTCAAAAAATTATGGCCGACACTTCATTTGAAGACCTAGAAGCACAAGCATCACAACAGGACATAATGAAACAATCAGCTGCCGAAATGAACCAACTTTTCCTAGAATTAGGTAAATCCCTTCAACCTGCTATGAAAACCATGGCTAAAATGATGGAATTCGCCGCTAAGAATTCTAAATTTATTATCGCTGCCGTTGTTGGGGTAAAGGCTTACAACATGGCCTCAAAGATTGGATTAATGCTTTCTAAAAGAAAAGCAATATCTGAAAAAGCAGCAGCATTAATGGGAGCAGTCGATTACTCAGCACAAGCAGGTGCCAATGCGGCAAAAACACCAATACCTCTTGTAGGGGTTGGTCTTGGTATTGCAGCAGCAGCAGCCGCTTATTTAGCTATAAGTAGTTTAACATCAGATGCTGAAAAAGGGGATGATGTATTTAGTCCATCAACAGGTGGTGGAGGATATGGAAGTAGAACTTTGTTAGGGCCTGAAGGAGCAATAAAATTAAATAATGATGACGATATAATAGCTGGAACCGATCTATTCAATGAGAAAAAAGCAGCTGGTTCTGGGGTTTCAATGGATTTATCTAATATGGAAAATAGTCTTGCTCAAACAAACTTAATCCTAAACCAAATATTAAATTCTAACGGTCAAATAACAATGGATTCCGAAGAATTAGGAACA